CTGAGAAACGGCCAGATGGTCAAGCTGTCAAGGCTGTTGCTTCACAAGGCAGACACCGACGACCAAGACCCGAAAGACGGGGACAAGGGCGACATCCTTAGAGAGGTTCTGTCAGACAACAAGCTTGCGTGCAAGGCGGCTGCAATCTTCATCCTCAACAGCTGGGTTAAGTTGAAACTGTGCTATTGGTTCCTGTGGCGGTGGTTCTACTATGTCAAGGAATACAGCGATGCTCAGCTTCACGAATTGCTCAATGAGGGCAAAAAAAAAGTTCCGTGGGTTCAGTTCTTGGGTACTACCATGTGCTTGACAGAGGCAAAGGGTACGCTGATGAACATGACGATGAGGGAAGCAGAACATACCCTTCAAGAACTCCGTTCGGCGCAAGATTCTCAGACAGGAAAAGACTCCAATGGCTCCACACAAGCCGATACTTCCTCTTCGGACTCATAGAGGTCAAGGAATGGCCTTATCTGTGGGGATACACGGCGGCTCAGGTACAGCTGATGATGATTGACGAGCCTCTGACGGTGTACAAGAAGAGTGATGAGAAGATAGAGGCTGAGAAGAAGACCCCGGAGCACATGAGGGAGGTTGTAGAGCGATGGAAGGCTAAAAAGAGACAAGGCAAGGGCGTTAAGCTGTCCGACTTCTTGGGTAAGGGAGCAGATGCGCTTGTTGACAACAATAGTAAGGACAACATAAGGAAGGATTAGATATGAACCCACTTACATTTCAGATACTGATACACGATAGGTTGGAGTCTCAGATAAAGCACTATACTGAGGAGCTGAACAAACTGTTGAGTATCGCAAACGGCAAGGAGATAAAGATTGGCGTTAGTGACAGCCTTACGCAGCTTGTGGCGGAGCTACAGAAAGGCATGTTGAATATCACAAAGGCGCAGAACGAGTCCGTAGAGGCCGGGAAGAAAGCAGAAGCTCAGACCAAGGCGCAGGCTGAGGCTATCAAAACAGTAGCAGAGACGAATGAAAAGTTAGCTGCGTCTCAGAAAAAAGTACAGTCCGCACAGCCCAAGCAGATGGAGTTCGACTTCACGAAGCAGACCACCAAGCTCACAGAGTTTGCAGAGAATGTGGAGCGTTGTATCGGACGTATCAAGACATCCATAGCAGACCTTACCGCCAACATGGGCAAGGGTATTGACAATACCGCCTTCGTACAATCGCTGACCGCATTCACACAAGCCATGCAGCCTTTCGCCGACTTGGTGGAGAAGCTGTCCGCGTCGAGCGGGAAGTATCAGGAGGTGATGCAACAGTTGGCCGCAAGTTCCAAGGATTTGTTGGCGTCCGTACAGCAGGTAAAGAACGTCGAGAGCAGCGTCAACTCCAAGACCACCGGCGACGCACAGAAAGACGCAGCCGAGGGTATGAGGCAGTATATCAACAACGTCAACAAGCTCGAACACGCCCTTATGAGACTTGACAATGCCATAGCCCAAGCAGAGAGCGACAAGGCGAGGATTGCCAAAAACGGTGGAGAAACAGATAAGATACAGGCGTATATAGACAACCTTAATAGGCTTAGGGACGCTATCTTAAAGGTTCAGCAGAACCCTGACATTCTTGGACAAAAGGGGACTATGTTCAGGGGAACGTCCGAAGAGTTGAATGGTCTTATAGAGAAATTCAAGACCGCCGCAGCCGCAAGTAAAGGCACAAAGGAGGATATTGCGAACATTCTCGGCCTCGCACGTGAGATAGGTAACAAGTCCCCTCTTGGAGTGGATTTTATCCGTGGTCTTGGTGGTAATCAGAACTTCACGCAGTTTGCCAACAAGTTGGAAGCAGCCGTCCCTAAACTGAACGTAGCCAATGAGAAGATGGCCGAGTCTATGGCCCGTCTCGATTCTGTCATAGGGAGGAGTAATGGGCAAGGCAGGGTGCAGGAGTTGGAGCAGTTGAAGCAAAAACTACAAGGCTTCAAGGATTCTCTTTCCGGCCTTAGCGCAATAGATGCCGCAGCGAAGCTTGACAACGGTTTCACAAAGCTGATACAAGACATACAGAAAGCCACCAACGCACAGGAAAATCTGTTGAGCAGCATGGATAAGCTGACATTCTATCAGAAGAATGTCGCTGGAATGCTTGGTGGAAAGGATTTCAATGACCGATTCCTCAACATGATGGAGCGGTACGGTATCACAGAGTACCAAGGGAATCGCTTCGTAGGAAACAGCGGTTTGGGGGGTCCCGGTGGTGTGTTTGAGAGCTTGATAGCGTTTAATAAAAAAATAGAGGAAGCTCTCAAAAATCCAGAAATCCTCAGTCAGAAGGGAAAAGTGTCAGAACTCACGATGGAGTTCAACAAGCTTTCCTATGCCTATCACTCCTGTTGGAGCCAAGCTGAGAAGTTGGCATCGGCACAGGACAGAGCCAACAAGAAGAGTGGCGGTTTGACTGAGGATCAAATAAAGCTGAAAGAGGCAAATGACCTTTACTCAACTATTGTCAAAAAACTTACCGAGTATAACAAGCTGATAGGGAAGGCAGGTAAGCTCAACATAGATACGACAGAACTCGAAAAAGCCATAGCTGAGCTTGAGAAGTTCCGTGCTGTAGCGAAATCCATAGCTGACGGCAAGGGTGTCGGTGCTAATGGTGAAACGGCAAGACAACTCAGGTTTAGCCAAGGATATGTAGACGCATCCAGTAAGGCAGAAGTATCAGCATCAAGTCTGAGGGCGGAAGTGTCGGCAGCAAGGGAAGCCGCAGCAGCAACAGAAAGACTTTCCGCCGAGCAGCAACGCTTGGCTGACGCTTTCCGCAGTGCTTCAAGAGAGGCAAGAGGGCAGTCGCAAGTCCTATCTGACCTAAAGTCGCTTTCCTATCAGTATTTCTCGGTCTATGGCATACAGAGCTTCCTTTCTGAGCTCACCAATGTTACGGGTGAGTTAGAGTTGCAGAAAAAATCTTTGGAGGTTATCCTTGGAAGCGGCACGGCAGCAACAGAGATGTACATGCAACTACGAGACCTCTCCCAACAGTCTCCGTACACCTTTGAGGACTTGCTGAAATCGCATAGACAACTGGCCGCTTTCGGTATCGAGGCCAAGAACATCTATGACACCATGAAATCGCTTACTGATATTGGTGCAGGTCTTGATGTGGACGTAAGCCGACTGATCCTCGCATACGGACACACGAAGTCATACGGCTATCTGTCGGGTATTCAGAACAGACAGTTTGAGACTGCTGGTATCGACCTCGTGGGCGGGCTTACTGACTTGTACAACAAGCGTGCTGATGAGGATAAGAAAGCAGGGCGTCCGTCTGACTATATGTCAAGGAAGGACATCTTTGGTCTGATGCGTAAGAAGGAAATTCCGTTTAAGGACGTGGAAGAGGTTATCATGGACTTGGATAAGCCTGGCGGAAGGTTCTACAACATGCAGGAGCGGCAGTATAACACCATTGGTGGTAAGCTACGCAACTTGAAGAACAACTACCGTATCATGTTGTCTGAGATTGGTGGATCGGGCAGAGGCATCCTCATGGGCGTACTGAACTCTCTAAACGAGCTTACGGGGCACTGGGAGCGTTATGCGAAGGTCATTATGAGCGTTGCCGCGGCCTATGGCACGCTCAAAGCGGCTCAGATGATAGCCGGAAGGAGTATGCTTGCACAGAATGCCGCAATAGCTACGACAAACAGAATGCTCCAACAGACCCAACGTGGAATGAACCTCCTTAACAGCACTATCAATGGCAGGGGATTGGGGTATTTGAAGACAGTACTTCAAAATCCGTCAGAAAGCGCGAAAAGGTGGTTAGGCAATGCTGGCAACAGCCTCGGCATTACAAAGTCTGGGGTGTCAAGCTTACAAACGGCGAGGAATCAGCTTATCCAAGTAAACGAGATAAAGAACAACAAAGAACTGACCAACATACAGAAGCAGCGTATAGCTCTCACGGGGCAACTTACAGCAGCACAACGTAAACGTTTGTTGGTGGCCACGGGACTGAACAGAGCTGATGCCGCAGCTATATCCAAATTTGGAGCTGTAAGACGCCACTTGCTGTCCGTCAGGTTAGGCTTCATACAAGCCGCTGCCGCAGCAAGGAGCTTCATGGCAGCATTGCTCCCTCAGCTTGGGTTCATGGCGGTCATATCCGCAGTGACATCGTTCTTTACCCGCGCGTCAGAGTTGTCAAGCAGAGCGAAAGAGCTTGGTGGCGGCATGAGAGAGGACTCGGCTACGAATGTCAAGACTGCAAAGGAGATAATCGACAGCTATGCTGACAGAGGTTGGATAAACACAAACAGCAGCACTAAGTTTGTTAATGGTGATGCCGTAACATCCAACTCTATATCTTTGAACAGAAACGCATTGAAAGGAGTTAACCTTGCATCAGAGATAGAGGAGTTGAAGAAGAAACTCCAAGTCCTTAGTCCGTTCTATGACGGAGATCTCTTCGACATGGATAAGATTCGGACGCAGGAGGAAGAGTTTGAGCAGATCCTGAAAAAGATAGACAGCTATCGCAAGATGAATGAGATTTCAGAGACTTATTCAGATGCGCTGGCGAACGCAGACAAGAAAATATCCGGCGGAAATTGGTTCACACAAAGATTTGGTGACACATTTACGGAGGACATGCAAGACTATGCGGACAAGGCACAGAGGTTCCGTGACAGGTTCATGGACGAGGTATCATCCAAGAACAACGAAAACTATATCTCCGACCGGGATTTGTTCGGCATAGATAAAGCCTTGAAGGGAGAGCTGTCACGTATTCAAGGCGAAGAGGGTCTCTCTGATACACGAGAGGCTTTGCGGGTATTCTATCAGCGCCTTGCCTCTATGAGCAGAGAAGAACTGAATAGGTCAAGAAGCAGGTTCGGAGGGAAAGACTACCGAGAGATACTTAGTACTACATGGCTAAAAGACAACCAAGGGAGGAATGCTCTTTCGGTGTTCAATAATCTTACAGACAAGAGTGCTACGTTCCGCAGGTCTATGGAATCTGATTGGGATCAGGTTAAGTCCGATGCTGCTGAATGGTCGAAGAGCATCGCATCCATAGTCAAGCAGAACTTTGGAGATGATCCCGATGGCGCCGCCGGATATATGGTACAGGTAATAAAGAGATACCTTTCCTTTGGTGGTATTACAAATGGTGATGACACACGGGAGATGACAAAGGCTATCATCCAAGGCCTCAACAAGAATGGTTCCAATATACTCGGAATGGGCCTTGGAGATATTGTCGGGCTTAGTACTATCAAGGATGACTTCGGAAAGAACCTTGGCAAGATAGTCCCAAACATGTCTTCTGATGCTGTCAAGAAGAGTTTCGATTCGGCTAAGAAGCTGGCTATGGCCGAAGCGAAGGCACTTGGCATAAACTTGGAGGCTTTGGCGAAGAAACAAGGCTACAAGACCGCCGAGGCGTGGCTATGGGGATTGACATCCGCAAGGGTATCAAAGGCTAACAACATGACCGAGTGGCAGAAGCGTGCCTTGAAGATGAACATAAAGGTAGACCCCGACATGGATGTGGACTACACCGAGTTCATCAAGAAACAGAGGCAGGCGATAAAGACAGCGCAGGACATACTGAATGCCAACAAGCAGAGAATAAAGTTTGTTCTCGGTCTTGATGTCACTCCAGACTTTGACTTCAAGGACAGTAAGTCTGCACAGGCCTTCCTTGATAAATTGGTGAAGGCAAGAGACGCTTTGATTAAGAACAACAATGCTTTCATCCGCTCGCACAGAGACAAGCAAGGTTATGTACATGGATCCGAATGGACTACTGTGCAGAACAATCGAGGGAACATCGAGAGCATGAACATGTGGATAGAGACTTTGAAAACTATCACACAAGGGACGAAATATCTCGAAAGCGAGCATCAGTCTCTTAGCGACGATAAAGGAGGGAAAGACGATCGTAAGGCAGAGGCCGCAGCAGAGAGAGCTAAACGTAAGGCTGAGGAAGCTAAACGTAAGGCGGAAGCCGCAGCAGAAAAAGCCGACAGAAACGACATCAAACAATTCAACGACCGCATCAACGCACTTGGGAAGGCTCGTCAGATGTACGAGGAATGGTATAACAGATACAAGGATAAGGATTATGCCATCGCTCAGGTGCGCGAGCGTATGGAAAGTGCACTCAATAAAGGAGAGTATGTCAAAGGCAGTATTAACGCTGATGATTTCAAGAAGCTCGACTCGTTGGCAGCTCTAAGGGATGTCCTCGTGAAAGAGCAGGACATCATAGGGAAATGGAAACCACGGACACAGAACGGCAAGGAGCAGAAGAACTCCATGCTCGCCAATGTGGAGGGCCAAATCAACCAACTCGACACCAAAGAGGCTGACAAGAGGCTGAAAGAGTTCGCTGACAGTATCAAACGGCTCACAGAGTTGGTGTCCAACGCCTACGAAACGTTCAAGAGCGTCAGAGACAAGACTGGAGATACAGACTTCGCCAAGGAGCTGTCAAGGTTCAGATATAATGTGGACAGCAGAGCCAAAGGATTCGATTGGACAGAGAACATGAACAATCTGTACAGCATTATGTCGAGCAAGCTATCCGAGATAGGAGAGCAAATGTTCTCGACGGAAGATATGGGCGAGCTGTATAACCTCACAGGTGACAACCTTAAGTCACGAGTTTCCGGAATATTGCGGAAAAATCTCCCAAGGAAGGAAGGTGAGAGTGATAAGGCGTTTGTGGAGCGCACAAGCAAGATGCTCAACCATGTGGACGCTATCGTTTCCATTATAGAGCAGTTCAATTCGGCCATGAAGAACATGGTGAAAGCTGCAAATGAAACAGCCGCAGAACTGTACACTTCGTCAAACACGTTCAAGGAGCGTAGACAGAAAGCGCAAACACAGTTCGAGCTGAACGAGAAGGACATAGACCGTCAGGCTTTCGATGAGAACGGGAATATGTACTACGTGAACGGGAGCAAAGAGACGAGAGACAGGCTTCACCGCAAGAACTCTATCCTCAACAACCCATACAATAAGAATGGTATCGCTTGGCTGCAATACGACGGGGAGATGCAGCGTATGCTCAATGCTCCCACTACTATGCCGAGCTCAAAGGTGAGGCAGCTCGCCCATATCTATATCACTCGATTCAATGAGGCTTTCACGGAGGACCTCATCGACGAGACAAAGAGGAACGCGGAGGTTGACAAGGCGCAGAAAGCCATGCGTGAATCCTTAAAGTCTTCGGGTAACAGCCTCGTGGGGCAGATGTCGTTTATGGGCGGATTGTTCTTCGACCCGGCAAAACACACGCAGGACTTGCAGGGAATGCGAAATGCCGCAGTGACACAACTTGCAGAACAGCAATCATTGGATAAGGGAGAGCAGGATACCAACCTTATAGCAGTTCTACAGAGGCTTGTGCAGGCTCTTGACAATGTGCTTGCAGGAGTTGGCGGTAAGTCTGAGATAGCCGCTGCCGCAAGAGCGCAGAGGAATGTGAACAAATGGTCTGACATGAATACGGGGCAACGGGAAAAGGCAGGGAAGCAAGCCTCTTCGGAATTTGCCAAGAACGTGAACGATCCGTTCGGCTTTTGGGAAAAGTCCAGTGAAGCCGTGCAAAACGCAATGGGGAAATTCATCGGTGCTCTTAGCGCAGGGTCGCAAGCCGTGAACCTATTAGCGGACACCTTTGACAAGCTCGGTCTTGGTGACACAGGAATGGGACAAGCATTGTCTGATGCAGGCGGCGTAATGAGCGGAATGCTCAGTGGAGCCTCATCCTTGTCTGCTCTTGGCCCTTATGGAATGGCAGCGGGTGCCGCTCTCGGTCTTGTTGGTGGCATAGCACAGACACATGACAAGAGACTTCAGCGGAAGATAGAGAAGATGCAGGAGGATGTATCGAAGATAGAGAGCTATACTCAGGTTATATCCAAGGCACAAGAAAGAACTTTGGGATATGACTATGGAGACGTAATCCGTTCATATCAGAAGATGTATAATTCTGGTAGAACAAATGTCGGAGGAGATGCACTCGGGGCCATGCGGCAGTATTATGCTGCGGCAGGAGGCGGAAATATAACCGGCTATCAGCAACAGTACAACCTCCTTTTGCAGAAAAGGAAAGACTACGCTGATATGTATAATGCTGAGAATGATAAGAAGAAAAAGTCCAATTCCGCTCTTGAAGAATACAAGTCTAAGATAGCTGAGCTTGATGACCAAATCAAATATTTTTCGGAGGACATCGCAAAGAATCTGTACAGTATAGACTTGAAATCATGGGCTGACCAGCTCAGCGACGCATTAATGACAGCCTTTGAGAATGGAGACAATGCGGCAGAAGCCTTCAAGAACAGCGTAACCTCCATACTACAGAGCCTTACCAAGCAAATGATAAGCTTGGGAATCATGCAGCCGTTATTCGACAAGCTACGAAAACAGTTGTTCGGATATAAAGACCCTAATGGAGTTGTCCATAAAGGTAGCTTCGATGCGTCGCATCCTGACAGCAACAAGGAGCAATGGATGTCAGACATCAGTGAGGCTCTTGGTAAAGACGGGTATATATATAACGGTATGGAAGCTTCAAAGGTCCTCTTTGACCAGATGGAGGCTATTGCTGAAAAATCGAATAATACCCTCTTAAACAATGGCTCTTCAAGTACGAGCTCATCTATAAAGGGCATCACGGAACAGACGGCAGATATACTCGCAAGTTATCTAAACGCTATCCGTGCCGATGTCAGCGTGATACGACAGTTGCAAAGTGGCAAGACTATTGAGTATATGGACGGTATGACGCTCATGGCGCAGTCCCAAGTGCAGTACCAGTCTCAGATAGCGGCGAACACGCTAAGGAACGCTGAGGCGGCGGAGAAGATTGTAGCAAGCAATGACGAAATCCTTTATCTGTTCAGAGCTGTGACCAATGACACAAAGATGGTTAGCACAAAAGTGAGATAGTAAGTTCGGGCGGCATCAAAAAAAATGGTGTCGCCCGTATTTTTTTTTGCTTGTTTATTTGCTTATATTGTTATAATTGCCTATCTTTGCAGTGAACTCTAAAAACAAGCTTTATAAATGTATGGGAAGATGAGAAGGATTGCTAACAAGAGGAAGGCGGACTCTTTGACGCTCATGTTCCCTCACACTATGGACTTGAAGCGGATAGAGTCCACTAACTCCGACGACCCTATGGCAGACGAGGGAACAACCGAGAAGGCTCTTGTCGAGAAATGGCCGTGTTCCGTCCAAAGCCTCACGGACGGTGATGTGAACTACCCATGAGCTAAAGACTCATGGGCTTCGGGTTTCGCAGAGGAACGGCCTTTCAAAAGATTGGCTCTTACTTCCTCTCCACCCGTGTAATCGACAGTTCCTGCCGATATATGGTTTAATCCGAAACGAAGAATATTGATAGCAGCATTAACATCACGGTTATGATGGGTATGACAAACAGGACACTCCCAATCACGGACAGACAAATCTTTAGTCTGTTTGTTGATATACCCACAGACATTACAAGTCTGCGAGGAGGGAAAGTATCTGTCTATTTTCACAACCTTTTTCCCGTTCCATTCTGCCTTATAGGCAAGCATGGAAACGAAGCTGCCCCAGCTTGCATCAGTAATAGATTTGGCAAGGTGATGGTTTCTCTCCATACCCTTTACATTCAAATCCTCGATGCAGATGGTATCATATCTTCTAACAAGATAGATGGAGCACTTATGCAGATAGTCGGCACGACAATTGGCAATCTTTTCGTGAAGTCTGGCAACTTTGAGCTTTTGGTTTTCAAACCCTCTACTGCCTTTCTTCTTACGGGAAAGATGCTGTTGTGCTTTAGCAAGTTTGCGCTCGTATCTTCTTGTATATCGGTTATTCTTAAAAGTTTCTCCCTCGGAAGTGATAAGCAAGTCCTTCAAGCCCATATCCACACCAACCGACTTATTAGTCTTTTCAAGCGGAGTTGCGTATTCTTCTTCTGTAAATACAGAAACGAAATACTTTCCGCTTGGTGTCTTGGAAATAGTTACCTTACCGATTTCGCCTTTTATCTCACGATGTACACGGCACTTGATACCCTCCTTGAACTTGGGTATGAAAAGCCTGCATCCTGCGACAGATGCAAA